ACTTGAGAACAAGGAAGCTAAAAGATTCCTTGCGACTTATCACAAATTATTTCCTGAGATAAATCAATGGCACAATGAGACTATTGAAAAACTAAAGAGTACAAAGATACTTAAAAATTTATTTGGTTATCCAAGATACTTCACTGGATTCATTGACGAGACTATGTACAAGGAAGCGTATGCCTTTGTGCCTCAGTCAACTGTAGGATGCATTACTAATCTAGCATTCGTTGAATTACAGAACAGAAAAGATCTTCAGGATTTAGGAGTTGACGTACTCCAGAACAACCATGATAGTGTCCTGCTCCAATGCGCTCCAGAGCATTCGGAATTCGTTGCCCAAGAAGCAATGAAGCACTTAAACCGTGAAATGATTTCTCCCCGTGGCGAGCGTTTCTGTATGAGATCAGAAGCTATGATCGGGGATAACTGGAAGGAAATGATAGATGTCTAAACCAATAGTAAGCTACAACGTCGGAGACACAAATATAAGTGTCGCTCTTGATAACTTTTTTGACGGTGATGAAAATGAACCGATCTTAGTTATTACACTCAACGGTAAAGTATTACCTGCTCTAACCTTTGAGCAATACACAATCATAGCAAAATTAATTGATACGTTAGATGACTAATCTTGAGAAGTGGAGGCACTATCTTAAAGATTTAGAATCACCTGACCTGTTTATAGATTGGAGTTTCTATAGTTTAATTAGTGCCGCATTACAACGGAGGGTCTGGTTGTATCCAGACTCAATGGCAATATACCCCAACATCTTTACACTGTTGGTTGGTCCACCTGCTGCGGGTAAGTCTCGCGTGATCTCACAAGTAGCTGATGTAATCAAGAACGAGAAGTTGATGGAACCGAATCTTGAAAAGAACAACATGGTTCCAATGTTTCCTTGTGGTGCAGACACAACTACACAAGAGTCTTTACTCAGGTTCATGCGTGATGATTGTATCAGAACGTTTAAGATTCCAGACAAGAGACTTGGAGGCACAGCAACCAAGAAAAGATCTCATCATTCAATTTGTTTTATGGTTGAGGAACTTGGTGTATTGTTTAGGAAGAACTCTGAAGACATGGTTAATATGTTGAATCAGTTTTATGATTCACGAAGTTATCATTACAAGAGTAAGCATCAAGGGTCAGATGACATTACAAATATTTGTGTGACCATGCTTGGAGGTACAACGCCTTCATTTATTCGTGAAGCTTTCAGCGATAAGATTATTTCTCAGGGATTTACATCTCGTGTTATCGTTGTGTTCGGTCATGCTCCAAGATTCTTTAGACAATTTCCCGGTCTTACAGATCAACAACGCCAGTGCAGAAAAGACATCATAGATACACTGTACAATCTACATGACATTTGCGGAGAAGTGTCTCTATCAAAGGAAGCGCAGGAATGGCACAAAGAACTTTATGAGTCTGGTGAACTATACTCCAAGCGAGTAAACAAAGATCCACGGTTAGATAATTATTATGGCAGAAAGAATGTACACTTGTTGAAGACTGCCATGCTTATACATTTTGCTGATCATAAAAGCATGGAGATCTCTTTAAACGATATGCAACGTGCATTCAAGTTGTTGACTATTACAGAACACAAGATGCATGAAGCTTTCAATACTGTAGGTAGAAATCCTATCGGTGAAATCACGAAGCATATACTACGGTATATCATTGACGCTGACTCAGGCGTAAGGTACAAAAAGCTTTGGCTTAAATTTGTATCTGAAATTACCAAACAAGAACTGGATCAAGTTCTTGAATTCCTAGTTACTACTGAACAAGTAGACAACAATGGTGGTTGGTTCAAAGCTCGTGTCACTGATGTTTACGATACACTCAAATTTTAGCTGGGTCAGATTCTCTCTTATTGACGTTGGAGAGCAATACGGATCTGTTTATGAGTTTCGGTTTCTTGGTTTACGAAACTTGACCAGCTTATCTTTATGAAACCTCCAAGATACACAACACACGCACGTTTAGATACGGAGTTCGCTGGTGATAAACGCTTTGCTTTGGAACTGGTTAAACACATGGATTGCTTCAGAGGTTGTCCGGGTAAGGTAACTTACCTGAGACAACTCCGGGGCAACAAGTTTCAAGAGTTAGGTTCTTTTAAGTTTGATGGAACTTGGCCACTACCAGAACCAGACAAGGTCTAGGTCATCTGAAAAATCTTCAGGCAATATATCATAACCACTGGTAACAATAACGTTGCTATTGGTTATGTTGCAGGTGGAATTACAACGGGTAACAATAACGTTGCTATTGGTCACGCTGCTACTCTTCCTCCTCTGAATCTTCGCTTTCGATGTCTTCAAGTATTGTACTAACTACCCGACGAGTGAGTACACCTACTATACTTTCATACGACATATCGTATTCATCATAATAACGTGAGATCAGTCTCTCCAAGTCATTGTAGAAGTTTTCTTGTTGTTTCTTCTCATCCATTTAGTTTAGTAAATCCCATGCAGCTTCGTACTCGTGATACTTTTTGCCTGTTATAAAAATCTTTAATGTCTTGCAAGTCACATCTTCAATAGGCAATACCCAAAAACGTTTTCTCTGTATTGCACAACAAATAAAAAAGTCTATAGAACTTTTATCATAAGTATCTTTGACTGCTTTACCGTGACATAAACCAAAAGCATAGTGAGGTCCGTGTCTAGGAGTCATCGTTACATTCTCGGTAGACTTAACTTGTATTCTACAAAAGTGTCTACCTTTCTCTGCTATAATATCATACCTAGCGTTGTCACCAAACGGAAACGAGACAATCCAACTACGTTCTATAAGTTCTTGCGCTACTAAAAGTTCTCCCCGATCTCCCAATGCTTTCATAAAAGTTTTCCTTGCGATCCCACATAACGCATAATCAAGGCTTTCTTTTGTTGTTTAAGTTTTTCGTACTCTAGTTCTGTTTTAATTAATCCTTTGGCTTGCTCTTTCTCTAGTATTGTACCTTTCATCATCTTAGATCCAAACTTTCTAGTGAGTGCTGCGCCTTTTTCATTACGATCAATTGTAGCTAGATCTGGATAAGCTGCAAGGTCTGCCTTGCTTGGCTGTAGTCCTAAGTATTGAATACGGCTTTTATGGCTAGTGTATTTTCTACTTGTCGGTGAAGCTGGTGTGGATTTCCAGTTGCCTCTCCATAGATCATTTAGTTTTTGTTTAAAGAGATCTTGCTGTTTTGCTTCATCATTTGGATGTTCTTCCATTGCGTGACGAGCCGCTTCTCTTACTGCTTTAGGCAGCAGAGTTCTTGCATCTGCTATGTTAGATGCGTTTCTAAAGTTTTGTTTAGCTGGGAATCTGTATTGGTTGCCAATATCTGAGGGTACGCCTTGCTCATCTACACCCGTGGTTAATCTATTCCATTTTCGCATTGCTGTCCGTGCATTGAACTCGGACATATCCTCAGATAAAAGTACATGATTAGCAAAGTATCGGGAACTTTGGTTTAAATCAAGAAAAGTTTTTCTAATAAACTTCATCCAAGATTCTCCAAAGCTTTCTCCAATCATTTCGCCAGAAGCAAAAAACTTTGTAAAGTCGTTTGCTATTTTAAATCCTTGGTCAATTGCTGGGAATGTAAAGCCACCGGGTATGCCTTGTGTAATTCCAAATCTTCCACCTTTTAACAAATCAAAAACTAATGCAGACTGAAAGCCAAAGAACCCTGCATACTGTATTGAATTAGCAAGAGCATAGAAAAGTTCTTTGTCATCCTCCATGTGAATTGCTTCTATAATATGTGGATCACCTTGCATCTTGTTGGCTATAACTTCAGATGCATAACGTAAAGCTTCACCGCCAATCACTGCACCAAGTGTTGCTTTGATCAATGGTCTTGGATCACCTTGTGTTCTCAATGGAACATAAACATCTTTCATCATGCGGTCTGCTTTTTCAATAGACCAACGTGACAATGATGTTACCATACTGATAACACCACGTTGTGTAAACTTAGGTAATCCTCTTGCATCGTATGTGCCTTGATTAACTTCAACCCATGCAGCGGCAGCTTTATTCATTACCTCATCTGGTGCTTTGTTGCCATTGCCTACATAATCTTTTAGGTTAACTCGTTTGCCTTTAATTGTGACTTCACCCATCTGTCTTTGGATTGTGTCTATCAATCTATCAGCAGTCATGTCACCTTTCATGCCTAGCTTTTCAAGCGGTCTTAGATGAAGTGCTGACCAAACAAGTTGTTTACCAAATGCAAACTGCAAAGCACGAGTACCTTGCTCAAGAGTATTACGACCACCAAGACGTAGCATTGCATCTGCTGTACTGTTTGCCCAATCAGCAAGTCTGTTTACACTCTCAGCTTTGTACTCAAGATTGTTTAAGTTTGATTTGTTGATTCCATACTCAAAGCTTTTCTTCCATGCGTTTCTTAAATCCAACAAGTGTGTTGCTAAGATTGGCAAGTCTTGCGTTCTCATGTAAGGCAACGCAAATAAATAGGAAGACATGAAGTCACGAATACCAGCACCAGCACCCAACCAACTAGATGTAATCAATCGGTTAGCTGTTCTAATACCAAGATCCCAATCTTCGTAATAACCAATGTAGTTTTCCATGACAGATTCAATCTCCTTGGAACTGTACAATGGTTTACCTTTAAGTTCTAAAGTTTCGATTGTAGTTTTATCATTGGGATTAACTTCACGCACATTGAATGGTCCACCATTCTCCATGCCTTCAAGGTCATGCTTAAATATGTACTTACCTTCTTGGTCTGGTAGACCAAGAATTTGCCTAGACTTAGGATCACTTTCAATGTGTTTAAACATTGCCATGTCTTTTGCAAACCTGACAACATAACGAGTCATACGTTGTATTGCGTTATCTTCAATCCATGCTGCTGGCAATCCAAGTCTACCTGTTGCTACACGCAACGCTTTAAATCTATGTGAGCCAATCTCCTTATCATTTGCTCTTAGAGCATAAGCAAGATTCTCAAACAACGCTTCAAACTTATCATCAGCAGTCATTTTATTGGATGGCATCTCTACTAATTCACCACCTTCATCTTTGACTTTGTCTTGAGATTGCTTAACTGCATCTGCAAACTCTTCGTCTGACATTCCACTTGCCTGCTTTTTCCAATATGCAATTAGTTCAGTTTTGAGTTGTTGATACTCAGGACTTTGCTTCTTGCCTGTCATCAAAATTCTACGCTTTTCCTGATTAATAATTTCTGGTGTGTACTCAAGCGTGTGTTGACCAGGAACGTAGTTTGGTTGTCCGTCTCTAAACACAGCGACCTTTAGTCCAAGATCATTCTGCATTGTACGAGTGTCACGATAAACACTTTCAATCATTCTGTCGTAATACCGAATGCGAGTGTTTAAGTTGTAAGCTTCTGAAAGCTTTGGATCTATCTCCTCAATTAATTTTAAATGTTTATGCCAACGTTCTGTTTGGTAACGTCCTAGTATAGATAGTTCTTGTGGTGATAAGTGTACTTCACTTAACGCAAGCATTGTCTTCTCTAAATATTTGCCAACGATCTCACGTTCTTCTGAGTGTACGTTCTCAAGTTTTGCTGCAATGTATTTACTTAATGCTTTTGATTTGCCCGTACCAAGTTCACGGATTCTATCTATGACTGGTCTGAATACTCGTGTGAATCTTTTAAGTGGTTGCCATGTTTTTATATCATCAGCATTTGGCACAGGTAATTCACTGTACCTTTTTGATTCATAGTTATCTACAGTCGGTAACTCTTCTGGCTTCGCATCAAATGGTATTGGAGTTTCTGAATCAATTTTAGCTAATGAATCATCACCACTCTCTTCAACTATTGATCTGTTGATTGATGTAAAATCATCGAACTCAGTCTGTCTTGGTGATGGTGGAGTTGGATCATTGTTTAAAATAGTATCAAGACCTTTGACTCCAAGTGAATCTTCTGCTGTATCAACAAACTTCTTATACATTCCACCGGCAAGCACTTCATCAATCGGTACTTTCTGTGCAGTCCACAATGCTTGTAGTCTATCAAACTCTGAGTATGACATTCCCTCGTCTTTGATTACGTCATATATAACTTTTGAATTATCTACAGTGTCGAATGTTTTCTTATTTAAGAAACCCTGAAGCAATGCTTCAGGGGAACGCTGCACATGATTGAATCCCTTGCGTGTTGAAGATCCAGCTACGCCAAAGTTATCCAGTATACTGTCAAAGAATGTTACATACTCATCGGCATTCATACCTAGTCCATCAACAGGTGCGATTCTGTATGCAAACTGTTTCTTAATATCTTCTGGTAGATTCTTTAAGATACCTTGAAGACCATCACCTTGATGCATCATGCGAGTATCATACATTGCAATGCTATCACCAGACTGTCCTTTGTATCCACCGCGTAGTGGTTCAATCTTTAAGTGATCGTAGTAATGACGTAGCTTTGCTTTTACTCCTTCATCAATCTTGTTGCTTGTGTTGATCGCGTAGTCCAAGAACTTGTGAATCATGTATGGCTCATAGTTCTGTGTCCACATACCAGTTTTCGCAACCATTACCCAAGCACTACCTATCTGATCATTGACTTTAACATCGTCCATCAATTTACTATAAGTAAGATAGCGAGCTACAGTTGTATCAAATGATTCATCAATAGTTGGTATACCGATAACAAGTTTATCACGCTCAAAATAACCTGCTGGTTCTTCTGGTCTGCGTGTCTTTAATATTATCTCAGGTTTGTTGTCCAGTGATTTGTAAAGTTTCTTGAGTGTACCACTGTTACGTCCACGCATGATGTCCATGAACTGGTCGAAGTTACCTTCGTGTATCGAGTGTCCGTCAAGGTACTCAATAGTAGACTTGTAACTATGATTTTTATCCAGTGCGATTTTGAATTCATTAAGATCTTCGACATAATTTTTACCAAAATTCTTTGGTCGTTCTGGTAGTGCAAGCAAGTCTTCAAGTTCTTTTGGTATGTCATATATGTTTACACTTGATTCATATTTAACACCATCAACAACTTTACTGGCACTATGGTAGCCATCAGAGTCTACTAACTTTTCTTTAGGTTTTGCTCCAATGTATTCTAGGTAATTAATTTTACCTTGTATCCACAAGTCATTGTCAAAGATTCGATTTGGATCTAACTCAAGACGTTGAGCCATGTAATCCAAGATGTCATTGACTGCTGCTTTACCATACTTAACTTTGTTACCACGTTTTACATCAGAATACCATCGACGCATTTTATCAAACGTGCCTTTAGGTAGATTGCGTAAACGCTGTTCAAGTTTCTTGCTACCTTCAGTAACTAAAAACTCTTCAAGAAATTGTTTATCGTTTTTAAATTTGTATCCAGTGTCTTCTAGTTTCTTTCTTGCAGCTTTGAAATCAAATGTAGGATCATTCTTCAGTAGATCAGTTAGCCAACCTTGAGCTAGTTTGCTGTCAGTTTCATTGGATGACTGAATCATATCACGCACAAACACATGAGCAGTTTCATGGAATGGTGTGTCTGTATTTTTTACAAGATCATCAAGACTAATGATAGCTTCACGACTGTCTCTTCCAACGTAGCCAACTGTTCTACTCTTTGCGTTATTTACAATTTGATTAACTGCAATACGCATTGTCACGCCACGTTTGTCAGCCAAATTTCTTGCAGTGTTAAACAAGTCAACTGGCATTTTGCTTTCGACTTCTTTATACAATGCATCTCTTGCTTGTTCTGGTGAAACTTTTGTATCACCTAAAAATTGTGAGGCTGACTTTGAACGTTTGACTGCTGCAAGCTTGGCATAACTGGATGCAAGCTCATCACTTGTGTAACGATTTATTCTTGCTTCAATTTCTTTTTTAGCTGCTGCTCTTAAATCTTTCTTCTGCTGCTCTGTTGGTGTTGGCTTCTTTCCTTCTGGAAACTTCTTACCAAGTGCAGCTTCAATGTCAGGATCACTTATTTCTTTGTTCTCAACATTGAACTCAGACTCTAAAGATTTCTTTGGCTTGCTTGGTGTTGTTCGTAACTCATCTGCTTTTGCGTCTATTGATTCTTTAAATTCATTGAACTCTTCAAAGTCATTTAGCTTTTCAATTCGTTCGTTAGCATCTTCTACAAGAGTCTTCTTTGTAAACTCAGTTGCAACTTTATCACCTTTCAGTGTAGACCTTGCGAGGTAAGCTTGGTCATCAGTCAATGGTGTTATCTGATCGGGACCAGTAGAGAATCCATACTCAAGATCTCTTGGTGTTGGATCTGTCATTGGCGGCGCACCTCCTCCAAGTAATTTTCTGCCATGTGCAAATGGCTCAGTAAACAATGCACCACCAACCATTGCTGTACCTAATGCTGCTGGACTAAAGTCTCCTTCTGCGTATTGTCTTGCACCTTCAACTGCACCTCCGATACCTGCACCAAATCCTGCTTGTGATGTTGCATACTTAGCTGCTTCAGACATCTTGGCTCTTGTACCAAGTCCTGACTTTGCTGCATCAGCAAGACCAGTAAGTGTTGATCCGCCTTTAAGAAGTCCGATGGAAGGTTTCACGCCACCACCAATACCACCACCAATTATTTCACCCGCTACTGTAGAAACTGGATGCACTTCTCGCTCCGCTGCTCTACGCATCTGAGAATCACGCACAGCCTCTTCACCGCGAATAGCTTCTTCAACTTCTGTTTGACCCATTTCACCAGCGATACCACCAAGTATTGCACTGCCAAGAGTACCAACTATCTTTGTGCCTACACCAACTGGTCCGGGTATCGGTAATCTAGCAAGTCCTTTACTTGCTGCTGCCATTGCAGCTAAACCAGTAGCACCGGGAACTAAAGATCTTAAACCAGACTTAACTCCTGCCTCTGCTGCTGAAGTTTCTTCTGCTTCTGCTAGATAATATTCTTCATCTGTGAGTATATCAACATTGTCAGGTATGTTGTACCTCTCACGAAGTCTGCGCTTTTCTTCTTCTAACGTCATTCGTTTGCTGATCTTGCCTCAACTCGTTGTGGTCTTAATCTGAACTGTGATCCAGAGTCACCCGTTAATGCTGGTGATTGCTGTGATCCTGATTCTTGTTTAGCAAGTTCTTGTTCTAGTTCTTCATCAACAAAAGTAGCTGGTCCATATCCCGGCATACCCGCAGATCTTGAACCTTTACCTAAGATTCTATTAATATTATCCATGTCAGTTAATGCCTTCTGAATTTCTGCTGAATCTTTCGATGTGCGAATAATATCAATATTCTTTAACTGCATTTGTGAAACACGTTCTGCTGTTTTTGAATCAGCTTGTATTGCTGGAAGTTTTGACTGTGTCTCTTCTAGTTTAGCTTGAGCTAGTTCTATAGTTTGATCAACTGTGCCGGAAGCTGCTCTTGCGGCTGCGTCTCTTTGACGATCTTGTGCCATGCCCATTTCAATGGCTCGTTGCCTAGACCATTCATCAGCAGTTAATGGCTCGAACTGTTCACCCATTGAATCATCAAGACTAGATCTGTATTTACCATAACCTTCTCCATAACTAACACTGCCGGGAGTAGCTTGTGTAGTCATTAGGTTTTGTGTAAGGCGTTTTTGACCTGCCTGTCTTGCTTGATTCTCACGCTCTACAGCATCTTGTGCTTGTAAATCGTTCATACCACGAGCCATTAATTGTCGCTTTAAACCTTCACCCTCATCAAGTTGTCGTGTTAACTCATCTCGCTGAAGTATTGGACTAGCCGACGGCTCTTGATAGTATTGATCAAAATACTCACGCTCTGCTTCAGTAGCTCCTTCACGGAATCTATCAGCAAACTCTTTAGCTCGCTTACGCCTATTAGTTAGTTCAAATAAATTAGCCATTTTAATTAGGTAGTATTACTTTTTGTAACGCTTCTTTGCCGCCCATCTCGCCGGTTTTTGATTGAATAATATTAGCAACTGGTGCAAGTGCTGTCGCTGCTGTGTTGCCAAATCCTGTGACTTGTCCCGGCATTGAAGGAGTTGTAGTTGTACCTTCACCAAATACAGAACCGGGATTTACATTTGATCTCAGGCTTGCTGTTACATTTCCTGTCTGACCTAAAGCCTGTCCAAGTCTTTGTTGCTTGTTAGCAAGTGCATCACCGAATGTCATTGCAGCTTTGTACTTATCCATCTCAGATGTACGACCAAGACCAATGCCCATGCGACCAAGACCTCGTTCTACATTAGCCATTTCAGATCCAGAAAGTTTTGTAGGATCTTGCGCTCTTAACAAATCACGAAAGCTTTTACCTGCTTGTCTTTGTGTTCTTTGAACTTCTGGTGATAGTTCTCGTTCAAATCTTCTAAACTGTTGTGCAAGTGGTTTACCAGACTCAGCCATCTGATCAACTCTTGTACGAGTTGATGCCATTGCAGCTTTACGTTGTTCTTCACGTTGCGCTTCATTAGCAATCTGCATTTGTCCCGGTCTACCAGTTCTTACAGTTACAGGATTGCCTGTCTCTTGATCAATTGCAATGTTACCGTTAGCGTCAACTTCGTATTGTGGCTTAACTCCGTAGAGTTCTTCGTATCTTAATCCTTCGCTTCCTCCTAGTGGACCTTTTGTACGTTTTGTAACCTGACCATCTGCATTACGTTCTGTTACTATTCCGTAATTTAATAAAGCATTTACATCGTCTGTTGCCATTGCTTCTGCTTTACCTGCTGCAATCTTTGCTTGAGTGAATGCTGGTAAAAAACTTTCGTATTCTTTTCGTAATGCTTGAACTGATTTTTTCTGGTCATTACTACTAAGACCTTCAGCAAGTGCAAATAGAGTTCCAGCTTGGACAAGATTGTCCATACTAAGTACACCATCTTCGCTAAACAAACTACCAACACTACTGAGCATTCCTTGGAATGGTGAAAGCAAACCTCCTGCTGCTCCTCCAGTAGTCTCTATTAACTTGTCGAATAAATCTTTAAAGAAGTTCATTATGTTAATACCCCCGCTGATCTAAGTTGTGCTTTCAAGTGATTCATTTGTGATGCCATTTCTATTAAAGCTACTCTGATTTCATCTCGTGTCGGATGACTTGCGTCCGAAGGATTAAACGAAATTGCAGTAGATGCTGTCGCACCTCCTACTGATGTGCCTCCAACAGTAGCAATATCTGCTGAAGCTGCTGCTTTCTTTACAACTCCATCTGTGCTGGTAGTTGCGTCCGGTACTGTTAGACCGTCCAGCATGGCATTAGCTGCCGCTAAATCAGCGAACAGCGTTGTCGCATCTGTAAAGTCTGTATGTGATACGTTAACTGACATAAGCTTGTGATAACATTGGATTCATTGGTGTAATATCTTGTGTGTCAATCTGTATGTTGGATAGCGTGACTCCATTAGTCCACTGTAATGCGTATGATATTTTCCAACCTTGTTGACCACTTTGAAAATTGTATAGTAAATTTTGTATTCGTTTAGGACCACTCCAGTTTACTGGCAGTTTTACTGGAAATTTTACTGGAGTTGCTTGTGCCGAAACTGATTTTGTTTGTGAACCTGCTGACGAATCTGGTGTGACTTCATCGTTCACTCGTTGTATCGCTGTAACTGCTGAAGCTAATTGTATTTTATTATAGAGTAACCGTAGTTCTCTAGGCTTCTGTTCTACCCTTGTGTCAAACGTACAGAATGCTCTGGTTTCTAAATAAGCTTTTGAAAAGTTTGTACCTTCATAAAGCTTAACGCATTTGTATGCTGGATCGCCAGAACTTGTTGTTGTGCCATGTGTTATAGCAAACAGTTCTCGTCTGTTGTTTGTTTCTACTTTTGCAAACTCAATGACTGCACCAATGTTACTATTGCTGTCATCGGTGAATTGATCAAAGCTAACAAATTGTTGCGTAAGTATGTCAAAGACTAATATGCCGTGACCGTAGATTGTGTTACACGCAAACAAAGCATAGTCATCAAACGCAATGGCTGCACATTTGTTTGGTGTTTGTACAACGTCTTTAAATAATCTTGCTACCTTTAACGAGAACACTGAGTTACGAGCTTCGTTCTTTGATTGTTGCACTGCATTGAATGACCGTAATCCTTCTGGATCTATGAATGCAAAGTCACCTAATAGTTCAATAAATGATTTTTGATTTATTGTGTTGGCTGTAAATAGAAACTGCTTGGTGAACGAAGGTTCACCAAAAACGGTAAACGCATAATCAAGAGCGACTGCGTATGATCCACCTTTTGTAGATACCAATAGACCGTCACTGTTTAAAGTCTTTAAAGCAGTTATCTCATTGTAACCTACAGTGTACGCTGTTGCTGGTGCGCCTCCAATAGTTTCGTCTGCATTTATTTTATTGCCTGAAGTATCTATTGGTATAACAAAATCTAATGGACGACCACTAACGCTGTGATAAATTTCTGTACCATCTTTACTTACAACAAATAATTTATTGTTAAAAAACGCCATTTGTTTTCCAACAGGAATATATTCACGCGATGTTCTTGTTCCATCAGACCACTGTGCGTATGTTTTAGCAGTACGATCTTCGGCAACGTTGTTTGCAATTTCTATAATTCTTGGCGTGTTAATACCGTCTTGAACTACGACAGCCGACACAGTTTTTTGTACTGTAGTTGCTGTGTCTAATTCTAATGATGCACCTGCTACTTGAGTCTCTTTACGAAGAAAGTTTTGTGTAGATGCTGGCACTGCTTGTACAAATATTTCAGCAGACCTATCCATAGTTCCAGAACTGTATAATGTAGACCAAGTTGTGTCTGGATTATTTGGCTTTCTGTATTTGCAACCACCGTTGAAAAATACAAATACATATTCACCGACTGAATAAATTGCTTGTATTGGTGGATTAGACGTAAACGCACCTATGTCACTTGAAATATCTTTGGCATTCTTAACACCTTCAAGTGTTCCAAATCTGTTGCGTACATTCTTTGCAAACTTATATTCGTTCTCGCCTAATCGTGTGTCATCCACCGATAGGTTCATGCCGCCTACAAAAGATCTTTGTACATAACTAGCCACGATAGTAATGATAGCGTCTTGCTAAAGTAATATTGTCGTGAGGATGTCTACCAAACTGCATCCTACGTTCTTGTCCTCGCTCCAAGTCTGCAATCTTTCTGCCTAGATCCCTAACAACTTTTGAATCATAAACATTTGCTTCTTGTAGCTTGCCTTGTTCTTCCAAGAAAAGTTGCATCATCTTGTGCATTACAATGTTCTCAAATCCATACAAAGGAAATGGATCATTGTCGCTCTTAATGTATTTTAACTTTTTCTTATATAAAATTTGTAATGTATGATCGTCATCCTGTGCAGAAGTTTCATCCCAAGGAAACTCTGAAACATCCACGATTAAATATTGTGCTTCAGTTTCATCATGCGGTATTTCAGAATAAACAATTGTAGTATCAGATGTATCTACAAGTTTAAACAATCCTCCACCATCTTCTGCATAATTACCGTAACGTTCATTGTCTGTATCATAACGTCTAATACTGGATATGCCTGATATTGTATGCTGAGTTGCTAACGTTACTGCTGTTGCATCTGGTGATGATCCTGTGTGTGCGCCGGGAGTTATTGTAACTGTTTGTCTATCTGATGTAGATGTTTCAAATGTAATCGCAAGTTTTTCTGTGGCTGCAATATTCGCATAAGCTTGAACCGTTAGTCCTGTTGCAGTTGACCCTCTTGTAGATGTTGTAGCTGTCGGTAAAGATTTCTTTAATGGTTCATAGCCAACGATTCTCCAACAGCGATGATCACTTGGCCAATTATTGTGATTGTATTCTGATAAAAGATTTCTTGCAGTCCAAGGTAACTGACTTTCTTTTTCACGCATTGCACGAACAGACTGTACGTCACGACTCATGGCAATGCGTTGATCACCCGCTACATAGAATTCTTCTTCCACTAAAGCACCGGGAATATCTACAAACTCGTAGACTGATTGCATGGCTTCGTTAAGGAAGTCTAATATAACAAAACGCTGGTTCTCATCACTGGGATTCAAACCAACTTTCTTACCAAACCTATCTATAATATATTCTGCACTCATCGTTTTGTTATTGCCGAAACTGTTGGCTTACTTCTTTTTACGATTGTTGTTACCGTTGGTTTTATCCTTTTTGTAATTGCGACGATCGCGAACTTTGTTCTTTTTGTTATGCTTGTCCAACTCATAATTTAAATCACTGTTCTTTTTCCAGCTCATACTCAAGTCTCGCTATCTCTTTCAGTGCTTCCCGTGTGAACTCCGGTGCTGCTCTCACCGCCGAAGGAAACTGTGGGTGGTCCATCAGTCTCGCTGTCCCATTTAGTTTCGTCATCTGACAACCGCAAGATAGCATTATCAATAGCATCAAGCTTATCTTCATAACGTTTAGCTGCTTTTGCATTTGTTGCCTTGTCAGAAATACGCATAAAAAGCCTCTCCATTGGAAAGGCTCTAAGAATCAATGCAAGTATGGCTTTAATTAGCCCCACTTGTA